ACAGCGCGAACCTGGCGTACCACAAGGATGCGTTCACGCTCGTGACCGCCGACTTGGAAGACGTGTCGCAGTACGGCGCATGGGGCGCGCGTCGCATGCACAAGGGCATCAGCATGCGTATCTCGCGTCAGTACGCGATCGGTACGGATACGGTTCCCTGCCGTATTGATGTCCTTTACGGTTGGGCGGCTGTGTACCCGGAACTTGCCTGCCGTATCGTCCGCTGATGGTGTTGATCCAGCAATCGGCCCCCGCTTCGGCGGGGGTTTTTCATTCTGACGAGCCAATGGCATACGAAAAATTCCCCGCGTGGGCGACTGGCCCCGATGGTGCGCAACGCTTGGTTGCGAATCAGGATGAACTCGACGCGCTCCCCGGATACACGGTGCCGGAATACGTTCCGCCTGTTCCGCGCGAGCAGAAACCAGAGTTTGCTTCCTATCCCAAGTGGATTGGCGATGCGCTCGTTCAATCGGCAGAAGAAGAAGCCGCGCTGCTTGGCGCCGATACGGCAGACGAGCGCGAAATCCTGATCCAGATCGCGGCCGAAAAGGGCGTGAAGATCGATAAACGCTGGTCCGATGACAAGATTCGGGCCGCTCTTGAGGCTGTCTGATGACAACTGCCGTTGACCTCATCACGCTCGCGCTGAAGGACATAGGCGCACTCGGAATCGGTCAGGCTATATCGGCTGAAGACACCGCAGACGCGCTCGCTACGCTGAACATGATGCTTGGTCAGTGGCAGGGCGAACGCCTGAGCGTCTATCACTTGGTGGATACCGCCATTCCGTCGACCGGCGCGCAGTCGTACACGGTAGGCGCAGGCGGCAATTTCAACATCCAGCGCCCGATCGCGATCAATGCGGCTTACGCGCGGCTGAATGCCGGCAGCGCAACGCCGATTGATTATCCGGTCGCGATCATCGACTCGCGCGAGGACTATTCGCGCATTGCTCTGAAGGCGCTTCAATCCTTCCCGTCGTATGTCTACTACGACCCGGCGTTCCCGCTCGGCAATCTGATTTTCTACCCGGTCCCGAACAACACGTTCGAGCTGCACATCGTGACGATGGAAGCGCTGCCGCAGTTTGCGGCGCCGGCAACGGTTGTAAGCCTTCCGCCTGAGTACATGGCGGCGATTCGCTACAACCTCGCGCTGTATCTCGCTCCGTCGTATCAGATCGAGCCGCAACGTGCGCTGGTTCAGCTTGCGATGAACGCGAAGCGCGTAGTAAAGCGCATGAACTGGCAAGGGCAATCGATGACGATGCCGCGCGGGCTTGGCAGCAAGCAACGATTCAACATCTTCTCGGGCAATAACTACTGATGCGAATCCCTCTGACTGGCGGCGCTTATGCGGCTCGCAGCTTGATAGCGGACGCACAAAGGTCCGTGAACCTGTATCCGGAAAACAACCCGCAGGACGCGACCGCGCCAGTCACGCATTACCCGACGCCCGGCCTGACGCTTGTATCGTCGCCCCCTGTTGCTGGCGAGTCGCGCTGCATCTATACCGCAACGAACGGCAAGCGCTTCGATGTCGTCGGGCAGACGGTCTATTTTGTCGATGTGCTGAACGCGTACACCGCGCTAGGCACTCTGACGAGCGCGACCGGCCCCGTATCGATGGTCGACAACACATTCAACGTGTTTATCGTCGACGGCACGCCGAACGGCTACACGATCGACTTGACGACGAACGCATTTGTCCCTGTGAGCGATCCTGCGTTCTACGGCGCGGATAAGGTTGATTATGTCGACGGCTATTTCGTGTTCAACAAGCCTTCGACGCAGCAGTTCTATATCTCGAAATATGGAGACATAGCGTTCGATTCGCTCGACATCGCCAGCAAGTCGACGTATCCCGATAACCTCGTCACGCTCGCCGTGATGCATCGGGAAGTATGGCTGTTCGGCGAGTTGACAACCGAAGTTTGGTACAACACGGGCGCATCCGACTTTACGTTCGGCCGCATGCCTGGCGTGTTCCTTGAGCATGGTTGCGCGGCCAAATATTCGGTTGCAAAGATCGATCTCGCGCTGTTCTGGCTGTCGAAAGACCTGCAAGGGCAGGGCTGCGTGTTCGCCGGCAAGAACTACGCCGCGGAGCGGATCTCAACGCATGCGATTGAGGCTGAGTTCCAGACGTACAGCCGAATTGATGACGCGATCGGCTTATCGTATCTGCAAGGCGGCCATGCCTTCTATGTGCTGACATTTCCGACCGCAAACAAGACGTGGTGCTTCGACACGGCTACCGGCCAATGGCACCAGCGCGCGCACCTTGAAGCTGACGGCTCGCAGAGTCGCCATCGCATGAATTGCCATTCGTTCAACGGCGGCCGCAATCTCGTTGGCGACTGCAAGAACGGAAACGTCTACATGCTCGACCCGAATTCGTATTCGGATAACGGTGCGCCGATGCTGTATGTACGCTCCTTTCCTCATATCTCGGGCGCTGACGGCAACCGCGTGCTGTTCCGACAGTTCATCGCCGACATGGAGGTCGGCAACGGCTTGCCGGGCGACACGGATGCGCCTGAGATTCGCTTGCGTTGGTCGGATGACCGCGGGCGATCGTGGGGCAACGCGGTAACGGGCTCGCTTGGCAAAGTTGGCGAGTTCCTAACTTCGATCCAATGGCAGCGGCTCGGCTACGCTCGCGACCGCGTGTTCGAGCTGTCGTGGTCGTCTCCTGTTAAGACGGCGCTCAACGGCGCATGGGTCGACGTTTCGAGGGCGCGCACATGAGCAACACAAACGCGAACCTTCCGAATCCGACCGCTCCTGTTGTGATGGGTGATGGGCGAATGTCGCCGCAGTGGTTCGCCTTCTTCCTCGCGCTGTTCAATCGGACGGGCGGCCCGGGCTCGCCGATCGATATCAACACGCTTCAGCAGCAGGACGAGATATCGCAGGACGTGCCGCCTCAGAACGCCGCGACGATTCAGGCTCTGCGCGGCGTCGAGGATCTATGGTCTGAGCAGCGCGCGCCCGAGAACATGAGCAGCATTCTGGCGCGGCTCGATGCCCTCGAAAGCGCGACGCAAACGCAGCCCGATCTATCGCTGATCATGCGACGGCTTGATGAGTTGGATGCGTCGCAATCCCCTCCGATATCGCTGGCGAACCTGTCTATCGGTGCGAGTTTTGGCGACACGGTGTCCGCTCCGAAATTTCAGACGGGCATCGGTTCAGCGGTGGCGTCGTCAGGCGTCGCGACAACCGTCTACACGTTGCCAAATCGCCCGATGGCCTCGGCGTATTTGGTCTACGCGAATCTTGGCAACGTCAACGACGCGTCCAGCTATGGCGCCTTCGCCGTGGTTTTGACTGATGGCGCTAGCTCGCGAATTGCACTCTCAAATAACAGCACGTTTCAGACGATCTCGGTTTCTGGGCTGAGCGTGCAGACGACGCAGACGACCACATTCAACCAGGTTGTGCGCGCAACAGTTACGAGAATAGGTTAATCCATGGCAATCAATTACTCGAAGTTCTTCGCGCCTGCGGTGCTGGCGACTACCGTCACGAACCGATACACCGTGCCGACGAACCCGGCAAACGTCCTGCTGCGCGGCGGTCGCGTCAGCATCACGAACACGAGCAGCGCATCGATCACGCCGACGCTCTATGCGGTGCCTTCTGGCGGCTCCGCTGGCACCGGAAACGCGTTCTACAACCAGTCAATCGGGCCGTTCCAGACGATTTTGGTCGACATTCCTGTGATGGGGCCGGGCGACTCGCTGCAAGACAAGTGCGACACAGCAAGCGCCGCGACGATTCAATCGATGGCGGGAGGCTTGTTCTCTTGAGAAACTTTCTGAAGATCGCGGAAGGGCTGAACGTTCAGCCGCTACTCAACGCCATCTATCGCCAGCCGGATCTGTGGAAGGCAGACGACTTCCTGCGCAAGTTTCCGCAGGGGCCGTTTGGCGAAACAGACACGATCTATCTGCGCTTTCAAGACAAGGTGAATGTCGAGAACGACGAGCAGCTTGAACTCTACAAGCAGAACAAGCTCGCCGGCCATGACTTGCACGAATGTCCGTGGCGCGAGGAAGTCAACGCGCTACCCGAGGCCCGCGCGCACATCATGGCGCTTATGTCGTCGATGGGTGCAACCCGTCTCGGCCGCTGCATGCTAAATCGCGTGGTTCCTGGCGGGCGCATTTTCCCGCACGCCGACTCGCCGTGGCATGCGCAGTATTGGGATCGCTATCACATCGTCATCCAGTCTGAGCCGGGCAACGTGTTCCGCTGCGGTGACGAACAGGTATGGATGCGTCCAGGCGAAGTGTGGTGGTTCCAAAACGCGATCGAGCACGAAGTAATCAACAACTCGGCAGAGGATCGCATTCACCTTGTCGTCGACTTGAGGTTCTGATGATTACATTTGCAGTCGAGAAATTCTCGGACGTGTACGGCGAATTGCTGCCGCTGCTGCATGAGCACTACGGCGAAATCTCGCTGCATAAAGAGCGCGGCGTTGCGCTTGAGCCTCAAGTGCATGCATACAAGGCGCGCGAGGCTGACGGTTCTTTGCTGATGGTCATTGGTCGCGAGGCAGGGGAGATTGCCGCTTACTTCATCTGCTTTATCTCACCTGGCCTTCATTACCAATCCTGCCTGACGTGCTCGCCCGACATTTTCTTCGTGCGGCCGGACAAGCGCACCGGAATGGCAGGCGCGCGACTTTTTAAGTTCGTAGAAAAAGAACTGAAGCGCCGCGGAGTCAAGCTCTGGTTTGTCGGCAGCAAGAACGCGCACGACGCGACGGCGCTGTTCCGATTCCTGAAGTTCGAGCCAGTCGAGACAACCTATTCCAAGTGGCTAGAGGATTAAATTATGGTTGCAGCAGCAGTAGGAGTGGGCGCGGCCGTCGCAGGGGTTGCCGGCTCTGCAATGAGTTCAAGCGCGTCTAAGAGCGCTGCGGCAACGCAGGCGGACGCAGCAAACAACGCGACAGCGCTACAGGAAGCGCAGTGGGAAAAGACTCAGCAGAATCTACAGCCCTATATGGACTTGGGCTCGAGCTACATTAACCCGCTAAAAGCCGCATTGTCCAATCCGACATTGACGCAGCAATTCAGCGCGCCAACGGAAGCGGAAGCGCAGGCGACGCCAGGGTATCAGTTCACGCTCAATCAGGGGTTGAAGGCGACGCAAAACAGCGCTGCCGCACGCGGTCTTGGCACGTCGGGAGCGGCGCTAAAGGGCGCGTCCACCTATGCGACTGGCCTTGCAGACTCGACGTACAACGACGTGTACAGCCGCGCCTTGCAGACGTACAACACGAACTACAACACGGCATCGAACAACGTCAACCGCCTGCAAAGCGTGGTTGGCAGCGGACAGAACGCAGCGGCGGGGCTAGGTTCGCTCGGCGCACAGACGGCCAACAGCATCGGCAACACGCTCACAAGCGCAGCCAATGCGAGCGCATCCGGCACGATCGGCAGCGCAAATGCACTCTCTAGTGGCCTGAGCAGCATTGCGAACGGAGCGTCGACATACGCGCTACTGAGCAATAACGCCGGCAGCACAAGCAATGCAGGGACGACGACCGGCACCAACTCATATGGGTTCACGATCTAATGGCTCTTGATACCTCGATCGCACTAAACGCGAACGCTCCGCAGCCGACGAACCCGCTGCAGACGGCGTTGCAGGTCGCGCAGTTCCGCGCGTACAACGCAAACGGACTTCAGGCGCAGCAGTCGCTTGCAGCCAATCGCGCCATCTCGCGGGCTTATCAGCAGGCGACTGACCCTACAACCGGGCAAGTCGACAACAACAAGCTGATGGGGATCATCAGCCAAGACCCTGACGCAGCAAACAAGCTTGGGGAAGTCGTTCAGAGTATCAATACGCAGAAGCAGCAGCAAGCGACGCTTGATGGAACTAGGCTCGACCAAGCTCAGAAGGCGCAGGGCGCGCTTCGTTCCGGCATGGGTTCGTTGCTGACGAAGGCAGACCTTTCCCCCACTGACATTCAGGGCTTCGTCGGCACGATGGTGAAAGCCGGTGCGATCCCGCAACAAGTCGCGGAAGCGGAGTTGCAGAGCATGCCGCAAGATCCAGCGCAGATTCGGCCGTGGCTCGCGCAGCACTTCAATTCTGCGCTCTCTGGCGAACAGCAGCTTGCCAACCTGAAGCCGCAATTCGCGCAGATCAACACCGGGCCAGCAACTGTTGCGGTCAATCAGAACCCTAACGCTATCGGCGCGAACGGTCAGCCGATGGGCGTCGGCTCGGTCGGATACGCCGTCAACAACGGATTGTCGCCGTCCGATGCGGCCGCTCAGGTTCCAGTCGTCAACGCTGACGGCACACCAGGCACGCGCAGCAGGGCGAGCGTATTGGAAGAGCAAGGATATGGCGGCGCTCTGCCGACTGGGTTCAAGAGCAATGGGCGCTATGGTGCACCGAATGGCGGCGTTGTTACCACCGGCCCCGCGCCAGGCGTCGCAGATGCAAACCAGAAGGCGAATGCCGCGGGCGGCGACATGCTCGTTTCTGACCAGCAATCGAACGCGCAGTCCGGCACGCGCATCAACATGCTGCAAAACGCGCAGCAAGCGCTTGCGTCGGCTGATAGCGGCCAGAAGTCGGAGGGATTGCAAAACCTGCGCGGCGCTCTCGTCACCTTCGGCCTTGCATCGCAAGAGCAAGCCAACAAGGTTGCGAGCTACGACGAGGCGAACAAGTACCTGACGCAGTACGCGCAGAACAAGGCATCCTCGTTCGGCCACGGTACGGATTCGCAGCTCGCGGCGGCAATGACGGGCAACGGTAGTACAAAGATCAGCAATCTTGCGGCGCAAGACGTTGTGAAGGTCAATCTCGGGCTTGAGCGAATGGAGCAGGCGCGCATGCAGGCATGGCAAAGCGCAGGCTTGCAGCCTTCCCAATACGGCGCGTGGAAGTCGCAGTTCGGCTCGACGATGGACCCGCGCGTGTTCATTGCCGATCAGATAGACCCGGTCAAGATTCAAGGCATGGTCAAGAAGATGAACCCGAAGGAACAGGCGACGTTCCGCACGCAATACAACTGGGCGGTTCAAAACGGCTTCATTAACGGTCCCCAATAATGGCGAACTACGACGATGTTTTCGAGGCTGCGGGTAAGCAATACAACGTAGACCCGAAACTTCTGAAAGCCATGATGACGCAGGAAAGTTCGGGCAATCCGAGCGCCGTATCTCCGAAGGGTGCGACCGGCCTCATGCAGTTGATGCCGGCCACCGCGAAGGAGGTGGGCGTAAAGAACCCGAACGATCCCGCTCAAAACATCATGGGCGGCGCTCGGTATATGTCGCAAATGCTCGACAAGTACGGCGACGTGAATACCGCTCTCGCTGCCTATAACGCTGGCCCTGGCGCTGTCGACAAGGCGGGCGGAATCCCGAATTTTCCGGAGACGCAAAACTACGTCAATCGGATCTCCGCGAACTATCAAGGAAAGCCAATGGCGCAATCCACGCTCCCCGGCCTGCCACCTACGGCCGATAGCGCTGCGGCGGGCGGCGATCCGTTCAGCAAGCTCATGGGAGGCTCGACGACTGCGGCAGCGCCTTCCGCGCCGTCTGCCGATGGCGATCCATTTAGCAAGTTGATGGCTAGCCAGCAACCTGCGCAACCGTCCGCACAACCTGCCGCTCAATCGCAAGGCGAGAAACCTGGCGGCGCCATGTCTTTCCTCGCAGGCGTAGGCCGCGGCGTGCAAGAGACGGCACTTGGCGGGCAGCAGTTGCTAGGCCACGCGCTGTCGAACTTCGACGCAACGAAGGGCGCGGGAGAATGGCTGATCAATGACGCGAACAAGGGACTGACGCAGGGCGCGGCAGACGTTGCGCCGTACTCGTCTGCGCATCCCACTGCGACCGGCGCAGGACAAATCGCGGGCAACGTGGCGGCGACTGCTCCGCTTGGCCTTCTCGCTCCCGAGGCGGCCGGAGCGACGCTTGCCGGCCGAATCGGAGTTGGCGCGGGGATGGGCGCGGCATCGAACGCGCTTACGCCGATCCAGAACGATAGTGTCAACAACCCGGATTTCGCGAGGCAGAAAGCGATGCAAGCTGCTACCGGCGCGGCAGTCGGTGGCGTCGCAAATCCGTTGCTGCATGCGATCGGCGGGGCTATATCGCCGACCATCGGCGCGGCGCAACAGAAGTTGCTCGATGCCGGCGTGCCGCTCACGCCGGGCCAGATCAAGGGTGGGAATTGGTCGAAAGTCGAGGATATGGCAACGAGCCTTCCGGGCGTTGGCAACGTAATTCGCAACTCGCAGCAACGCGCGCTACAGGGCTACAACACGGCGACTTATGACAAGGTGCTTGAACCGCTTGGCGTGAAGTTCTCCGATGTGGCGAAC